GAATTGTGCTACAAATGTATTTTGTTTGTGTTCGTTATTAAGCTTGTGTGTGTATATACTGCGTAGCACGATTTTTGTCCCCCCCCACCATCTCAGATCCATTACCGACCGAAAATGTGTGATTTAAAAGAATCCTAAGCATAAAAAAAGGGACAATTAAGTCCCTTCTTTTCTCCGATTATGTGGTTAAGGTTTGCCGAAATTATCTATGTAATTCTTTAATCCTTCCCTATCTATGATCTCAACTGTTTTATAGTTTCCATCATCATCTTTATTTATTTTAACAAATCCTAAAGATTCTAAGTCTTTCAGTGATTGAATTAATAAAGGGTCAACTTTTAATTCTTCTAAGTCTAACATCAGTTAACCTCATTAGGATTAGGCAAATCAACAACATTATCAGCTTGTACATTGTCATCAAGTAGTGGTCTCATTTCAGCATGAACACCACCTTCTTGAATAACAGGTATGCCATTGATAATAAGAGTGCGACAATCAGATTCGATAGCTTGACCTATCACAACATCACCTTCTTCATTAAATATATTTACAACGATTTTCATTTAGACCTCCTTATTGATCTAATAGTTAAAGAACCTATTGTATCATGGAATGGGTACATTTTGTCTACTTTTTTATTAATGTTTTTTTTGATCTAGACAAAAAATTCCTGGACGGGCCTTATGCTCTGGCGTTTTTTTCCAGGCGGCTCTTTGTGTGTGTAAGTGCTTGTATGCGTTGGCAGTCCGATCCGACCCGACACAAATCACGCCCGACCCGACATAAGGAACACCAACACATACAAAGCTATTGTAATGATAAAGAGTGTGTCCAAGATTAGTCCTCAAAATCCTCAACACCTTTTACAATATTGCTACATCCTTTTCTATCGCAATGTTGACTAAAAGAAATTTCATGACAACCATTCCACCCTTGATAATTCTCTTGATTATCATAAGTATTACAGCTATCAGAGCAATAAACTTTTTTATCAATCATATCTCCCTTTTCATCTTCTATTATGTGTAAATGAGCCATAATTTAGCACTCCAAATACTGTATCTCGCTTTCGCCTTTTGGTAATAAAGCTCGCTTAATACATTTATCGTCAACATAAAAGCGGTATTCTCTATCACCATTTTCTAGTTTTTTGTGTGTTGTCCTATGGTTTAGGAAGTGGTGAGAGTTTCGGCCACTCGTCCCAACTCTAACCTCAACCTCGCCACGTTCTCGCACTCCGTAAGATTTACTCCCGGAATATATACAAGCTGTTATATTGTTCCATATTGGATAAGATCTATTCATTGTTTAGTCCTCCTGTTTTTGTAATTTTCTAATGTAGTCAAAAATTTCCTTTTCAGAATTAAAACCTTTTGTTTCATAATGCTCATAAGGTAATGTATCTTTTTCATAAACAACAACATGCCATTTATCGCCTTCGTAATTTTCTGTTATGTCTATTTCATAATTATATTGACCTGTTGGTTCTGAGGTTAAGTCGATCGTTAAATTCATTTTTTCCCCTTCTTTAATTCTTGCTTAGCTTCTTCAATTACTGATTTATTTTCTGGATTGTAATTAATCAAAAGATCAGCTACTGATTTATTCTTTGTTGCTATTTTGAGAATAGCTTCATCTACTTGTTTGTTCATTATATCTCCTACTATTAAAAGATCTATTATAGCAGGTGGATACAAAATGTCAACTTTCTTTTATTGGTGATCCTGAACAACCCAGGCGCCAGAGGCATCCTCAGATCTATATTGTGCTTTGCTTGTGTGTGTTTATGTACGCAGTAGCAAAAAAACCCGACTCCCGACCCCCGACATAAAAAAGCCCGATCAATGTCGGGCTTAGATGTTCGGGACACTACGCAACTTTTTTTTGTGCTTTCGCTGTTAGTATCAATCCTAGAGATTAAGTTTTATTATTTTATTCTATTGTATTTATATAGACTCTTTAACTTAATGTCTTAATATTTATTCTACTACACAATGGATACAAAAAGCAACTCTTTTTTTCATTAATTGACGGACTGTATGCCAGCCGCCCTGGTAGATCCTGCTGCTTTGATGTGTGTTAAACTGTGTATGTATATAGCTAAAACAAGAGACAATCCCGACATCCCGACATCCCGACCCGACCCGATTGATTATAGGGCTTTTTGTGTGCTTTTATTTTGCGAAGGCGACCAAATGAGGGGGAAGATGCGATTAATCCTTAAAATACCATCATATAAATATTCATTACTGTAAAAAATAGATACAAATAGTTTACTATTACTTCTTGACATATAGGATACAAATAGTAAAATTAAGACTTAGTTATCACATTTTATAAATGGAGGAAAATATGGGAACTAGATCAAATATAGCTTATGAACAAGCTGACGGAAAAGTTATAGTCACTTACTGCCACTATGACGGTTATCCAAAACACAATGGCAGATTAATATACAAACACTACAACAACAAAGCTAAAGCAAAAGAGTTAGCTAATGTTGGTTATTTAAGTGGACTTGAACCAACTATTGCTGAATCAATAGAAGATAGAGTACATCAACATAAACCAGAAGTATATGACAACATCAAACAGTATTTGAATGTTGTAAGTGGGGATATTGAATTTGTATATCTATATAGCGATGGGGAGTGGCATATTTTAGAAGATATGATAGAAGTAGATGATGATCACAAGAACATTGATCAAAACTTTAAACCAACTCAATTTAAACCTTTATGGTCTGTTCTGGCACGATTAGATAAGGTGTCAGCATGATTAGGAAGTTTGAACAAGATGCAATAGTCAATGAACTCATGATTGGAGTTCATGAGACTATTGATAAAACCATGAAAAGAGCAAAACGCAATAAGGACATTAAGACAATGGAGAAAGTTGCAAATTGGTACAAAAACATGGAGACAACCAAGAACACCATCACGGATAAACTTGCAGTAGCTTTATTAGACAAAGCAAACCAAGGCAGAATAGAACAAGTATTAACCCAGATCATGAAAGAGTTAGAGGTCTAACAATGGATACATGTAATCTATGCAAAAAACAAGTAGATGAAAGATCAACGCAAGATCAAGCAGGTTATTCGTTATGCCTTACTTGTAGTAATCAATACACAGACGAAGAATTAGTTGAAATTATGGAGAATCAATAATGGATAATATTCTTACTTTTAAAAACAATGAATCCCTAGTCAAATTGGCTAGGGAAACCATTGAAGCAGATAAATTTCAACTTGCTTATCGTGATAAATACACCAAAGATAAATGTTTTTTTCTGGTTAAAGATAGAGGCATCTATTTGATGGACGCTTACGATAATAATAAAACAAGTGAAGAAAACGGAACTGTTGTTTATGCTAGTGGATACAACCCAAAACATAACATCAATGTATGGACTGATTCTTATTTAGTTAGTCGTGATGATTTTGCTGAAAATATCTACATGAATGACGACCAATTGCAACGCTTAGCAGATGGTGGAGACATACAAATAAAACTATGCGAAAAACATTATGAGGTGAAGGCATGAAAAAGGAAGCTATGAAACGCAAATATCCAAAACACTTACGCCATTTATCTTTAAAACGCTTAAAGATTCTGGCAAAGATTTTTGCACCAAGAGGGGGTATATGATGAATGATAAAAAAACTATGTGTTGCTCAGACTGTAAAGGAGATAATATTTCCTGGCGAGTATGGGCAGATGAAAATGATAATGTGCTTGCTAGTTGCGAAGACAAATATTGCTACTGTGATGATTGTGAAGAAGAAACTAGACCTATGCTAAAGGAGTTGAGTAATGAGTAAAAAAGATTATCAATATGTAAGTGTTTCTGATATTACATTTCAATTATCAGATGATGAAGGAAACATATTAGAAAATGCAGATGGATCTATTAAGGAATTTTATTTTAAAGGTAGATTAAAACTTTTGGAATATCTCTGTGAGGATATGACTGTTGAAGATTTAGAAGAGGTGAATGATGCAAATTAAAACGCCAAGAATACAAATCAATGAAGTCAAAGACTGGCTTGATACTTTTGACGGCAATGATGAAATAGTAATATTAACTGCAATCGCAAATAATGAACTTAATACCGAAGAAATGATTGATAGTATCCTAGCTTTTGCTGATGGAGAAACTAGCCAAGCTGAATTTTGGTATCAACAAATGTGGAGAAAAGAAGAATGAGCAGACCAATAACAATAGAAAGAATAAAAGATATTGCAGAAGACATTATTGCAGATACAGAATGGGTTGATGATACTCATACTGAAGCTGAACACAATGGAATTGTAGATGGATTAAATAGGTTAATAAAACATTTAGAGGAGGTAGAATGAGTACCTATTATCGACCAAGTAAACCAATATCACTTGACGACATTGCAAACAATGAAGTCTTACAAGAGATTGGCTTCGAGATAACAAACTTAAAAGATAAAAAATACTTTTGTCATGAAGGACACTATATACATTTTGAGCTGAACGATAAGAATGAAGTTATAGACCTTTTTCGTTATGGAGGCAATGACGCAGATAAAATACTTATACCATTAGAGCAAATGTTTAAAGTAGAATTTATATCTGAGTATGACTTAGGGTATGACGATCTGGCACACGCAGACACTTCTGTCCGTAGGTTTCATATCAAAGACGGACAAATTCACTTTCAAGAATGATTGATACATTGTTCTACATCACTATCGCTTGTTATGTGATTAGCTATTTAGCCACAGAATCTAGCGATAGTGAATAAGTTAGATATCAGAATAGTAGACTTCGATCCCACACTTTACGACCTAGAACGCTATAAGAATATCCATTTTAGCCCTTTTAAAGTAGGTTTTCTTGTTTACACAGACAACAAACTCATACACACAGCTTGGTTTACTTCCGAAACTGCCTTATTTAAAGGTTTAGATAGCTATTTAGACTCTTTTGATTGATCTTCTACTTCCTGGAGTTCGCCTGGACCTTTTTTGTTCTCAATACTAGCTTCAACTATGTTTCCCATAAGTTGTTTTAATCTGGCTTCGACTTCTTCCCGACTCATTTGGTCTACTTTACCAAACTTAACTTCCTTCCGATCTACAATAAGACCCCCGACTTTCAATAACGAGTTCTGGGCCGAGATTGCAGCATTAAATGATCCTGCTTCCATAGCTTTATCCCGAATATCATATAGATCTTGCACCGCCCGATCATAATTTAATTCATACTTCTTTTTGGCCTGATTCATCAAATAGTTATACTCTTGCCTAATCAAGGGCTTGTCCATAAGTTTATTGGCTGCTTGACGAGGATCTTTATAGCCAGCTTTGTAGGCACATTCTACTAATGATAAACGAGGATTATTAACTGCGATCCAAATAAAATTTCTCTGTCTACGATTTAGTTTCGTATCCAGATTGCAATATTCTATTGGTGCTTCTTCGTCAGACGACAGGATTGGTTCATATTCTAATTTATTTTTTCTATGTCCCATGTTTGTTTCGCACTAGAGCTATATTTATATACTAGCTACCCCCACTTAACCCCATAGTGTTTTAGAAGGATACTTGAAGATCTATAACCTGGTCAAGTATTTTGTAAGTTTTTTATTGTATTTTTATCAAAGTCTTGTGACAAAAATGAAAAAAATAAAATAATCCCGAAAAGCCCATTCTTATCATGTTTTTTACTGTCATACCTTTTTGACAATAATTGACAAAATTACCTTGGTATCGTTTTATCAGCATATTTAGCCAGTAATTCAACTACCAAGTTTGCTACTTCTTTGTCGTCAAACTGATCATTCAGTTGTGATATACAAAAACTTAAAGCAGCTAACACAATATTAAGTTTGTCTTCACCCCGATATTCCATGTTTTGAAACATGATATCTAGGCGTTCACAAACTTCGTGTAGTGTAGGTTTCCCTAGCTTCTCTTTTATTGCTACCAATTTTGGCATATCGCATCATAACACGATTAATTATTTTGCATACAAAAAATGCCACATTCAAAATTATAACTTTTAAGATCACGGCCTTTAGCATCAACTGGTAGATCTTGCAACATTATTCTTTCACCCTTATAACGAACTAGCTTTGCACCTAACTTATTAGAGGTCTTAACTCTTTGCTCAAAAACATCTGGAAAAGTTTTTCTTACTAAATTCCAATATGTAGGTGAAGTTGCTTTTACACACCCAACACAGTTAGCGTTAGGAAAACCCAATGC